CTCTTGCAACAGATGGATCCTTACGCTGGTAAATACTTCTCTCTCGAATATCTTCGTCGTAACATTCTGCGTCAATCTGATGCGGAGTTCCAAGAGATTGATAAGCAGATGGGAGAAGAAATTGAACAAGGTCTGATCGTTTCTCCTGCTGAAATGCAGCAGATGGAAAAAATGCAAATGGAGATGTCATTGATGCCTCCTGAGCAACCAGAAGAGGAGGAAGGAATGGATCCAAAAGATTATGAAAAAGGAAACATCTAAATAGTATTACCATAACATAACATTATGCCTTCCCAATCCGCACTTGATATCGTTAATCAGTTGTTCGCTGGTCAGAAAGATCTATCTGACTATGTAGATACACAGATGAAATCCCTCGCCATGGACAAGATTGGTGATATGAAAAAAGAAGTTGGCGCAAAGATGTTCGCAGTTCCCGAAGAGGGTCCTGAGAATACTGAGCAACCAGAAGACGCCGTACCCCCTGATCAACCCGAAGCATCCACCGAGGAACCCACTGATGAAACTGATAACGGAGAAAATTGAAGACGCTAAGATCGTAATTACCGAGGGTAAGAACGGCAAGCGTAACACCTTTATTGAAGGTGTTTTTCTTCAAGCAGAAATCTGCAACCGTAACGGTCGCATGTATCCCATGAGAACCATGGAGCGTGAAGTCCAGAAGTACAACGAAAATTTCGTTAAGTCTGGTCGTGCTCTGGGTGAACTGGGTCATCCCGATGGTCCTACCATCAACCTTGACCGTGCTTCGCACCTGATCACTTCTCTGAAAAGAGAGGGCAATAACTTTGTGGGTAAAGCAAGACTTCTTGAAACACCCATGGGCAAGATTGCCAAGCAACTGCTTGATGAAGGTGTCAAACTGGGAGTTTCCTCACGCGGACTGGGTTCTATCAAGGAAGAGAACGGTGTCAAGGTCGTTGGCGAAGACTTTATGCTCGCCACTGCTGCTGATATTGTAGCAGATCCTTCTGCTCCTGACGCTTTCGTCAATGGAATCATGGAAGGTAAGGAATGGGTATGGGCAAATGGCAACGTCCACGAGTCCAAAATTGATGAAATCAAGAAAAGAATCGACAACGCTGCGGTAGCACAGTTGGAAGAGAGAAAGATCTCCGCGTTTTCTGAGTTCTTGAAAAATCTTTAACTATAAATAATTAGAGCAATCAACAGCAATTAGCATTTGGAGCCAAAAATGTCTGACAAAATTGAAGAAACAACACTCGATGAATCCAGCGTAACTGCTGGTGCGAAACCTGCCGACCCCCAGGGTAAGCTGTCAGACGACGGTTCCTCCCTTGGTGGCGTACAGGATCTGGGCGGACCTACCCCTCAGAACTCGAAGCCTGATGACGATAGCAACAAGTATAAGATCGTCGCCAAGAGTGCTTCTGCCCCTACAACCAAACCTTCCGATGCTTCTGCCAGCAAGCAAGACACGCTGAGCAAGAAGCCTACGTTTGATCACGTAGAGAACGAAGGTGAGGAAGTGATTGCTGAGGAAGAAGAAGTCGAAACTATCCAAATCGACCTCTCTGCTGATGTTGCTGCTCTGACCGAAGGTGAAGACCTGAGCGAAGAGTTCAAGGAGAAGGCAGCTACCATCTTTGAAGCGGCAGTTGTTTCCCGCCTCAACGAGGAACTGGATCGCATCCATGGCGACTACGCCAAGGTGCTTGAAGAAGAAATTGAGACTGTAAAGTCTGAACTTGCTGAACAGGTTGATGAGTATCTTTCGTTCGCTGTTAGCAAGTGGGCTAAGGACAATGAACTCGCCATTGAACACGGTATTAAGACCGAGATGGCAGAGAGCGTCCTTGCTGGTCTCAAAGAGGTTTTCGTCGAGAATTTCATTGATCTTCCCGACGAGAAAGTTGACTTGGTTGACGAGATGACCGAGCAACTCGATATTATGCAGAATAAACTCAACGAACAAATCGAAGAGAACGTTGGTCTCTCCAAAGAGGTCGGCGGTTATATCAAGAATGGGATTGTGAGCGAACTGAGCGAGGGTCTGTCCCTTTCGCAACGCGAAAAGCTGGCATCTCTTGCTGAGGGAGTTGAGTTTGATGATGAAGAATCCTTCCGTGGGAAGGTTACGACCCTCCGTGAGTCGTACTTCTCTACCAAACCCGAAGTAACTACTGTTACTGAGGACGTTCAGGTTGAGAATCAGGAAGTAGGCGACACTATGAACGCCTATGTCCAAGCACTTTCCCGCTGGGCTAAGTGATTTTTAGTTCCACTATCCAATAAACTGTAAGTAAAGCAATGTTCAATTCTGAATCTTTGCAGGAAAAGTGGGCACCCATTCTGGAACACTCCGAACTGAATAACATTTCGGATAAGTATAGAAAGGCTGTCACCTCCATCCTGCTCGAAAACCAAGAAAAGTTCCTCAAAGAGGAAGCAGGAGTGCTGAGTGAAGCAGCTCCCACCATGAGTGCTGGCACCGCTGGTTTCTCTGGTAGCAGCACTGCCACTGGTCCTGTCGCTGGTTTCGACCCCGTGCTGATCTCCCTGATCAGACGTTCGATGCCTAAACTGATCGCCTATGATATCGCTGGCGTTCAACCGATGACTGGTCCTACTGGTCTCATCTTTGCCATGCGTTCACGCTATGGCACAAACCGTACCGCTGGAACCGAAGCCTTCTTCAACGAAGCAGATTCGGAGTTCTCCGCAGAGAACGCAGCATCGAACCTCGGTCGTACCGCTCAGAGCGGCACCAACCCTGGTCTGCTGAACGACAGCGGCACGTACACCGTCTCTGACGGTATGCCGACTGCTGAGGCTGAGGCACTGGGCGATGCATCGGGTAATGCCTTTGCTGAAATGAACTTCTCCATCGAGAAGGTCACTGTAACCGCCAAGTCTCGTGCTCTGAAAGCAGAATACTCGCTTGAACTTGCTCAGGACCTGAAAGCTGTTCATGGTCTTGATGCCGAGTCTGAGCTCGCCAACATCCTCTCTACTGAGGTTCTCGCTGAGATCAACCGCGAAGTTGTACGTACCGTATACCGCATTGCTCGCCCTGGCGCTCAGAACAACACAGCAACTGCTGGCATCTTCGACCTCGACGTTGACTCCAACGGCAGATGGTCGGTTGAGAAGTTCAAAGGTCTCCTTTTCCAGATTGAGCGTGATATGAACGCCATCGGGCATGAGACTCGTAGAGGAAAGGGTAACATTCTGATCTGCTCCGCTGACGTTGCTTCGGCACTGTCTATGGCAGGCGTTCTGGATTACACCCCTGCACTGTCTGGTAACAGCAACCTGTTGCCTGATGACAACAGCAGCACCCTGGCTGGTACACTGAACGGTCGCATCAAGGTCTACGTTGACCCTTATTCCGCTAACGTTTCTGACCGTCACTTCTATGTGGCAGGTTACAAAGGTTCTAGCGCCTACGATGCTGGTCTGTTCTACTGCCCCTATGTGCCCCTCCAAATGGTTCGCGCCGTTGGTCAGGACACCTTCCAGCCCAAGATCGGCTTCAAGACTCGCTACGGCATGGTCGCTAACCCGTTCGCAGAAGGAACAACGCAGGGGAGCGGTGCTCTTACTGCTAACGCTAACCGCTACTACCGTAGAGTGCTCGTTGACAACCTCATGTGATCCGAGATTACATATTTTCCAGAGACCCGCAAGGGTCTCTTTTTTTGTACTTTTTTTGATTTATGTAAAAAAGCAAAAAATGTTCATGACGAACATTATACTCTTATAAGTAATACAGAATCTATGGAGGTGTGACATGAACCCAAACCCCCTTCCCTATATCATGAGGAACATTGCAGGAGGTGGATATGCACAACATCTTATCGCGGAATCAACTAGACGAATGGAGACATTTTGAAGACACGTTAGATTCGCTAGACGTAGAGAATCAAAAGTTAAATGACTACTACGAATGTCTTATTGAGTGCGACAATTTGAAAGCGCATAGTTGTAAACGTGTTTGTAGGAGTCTGCTTATGTGAGAAAACCAACACGCTTCGTCTGTCCAGGCACCCCACACGGGGTGCTTTTTTGTTAAATAGTTATTATACTATGAGAAACTATGCCGAGAGGACTTATGCGTAAGCCTGAGATCATGTCCAAGGTTTACAAATTGAAGACGAAACTCTTCAATGGAGAGCATTCGGACAAAGGTGAAGAGTGGCACGACGGTGCCCATTATGCCTATAATAGAATCCTGGACATCCTACAAGAGTATCGCGAATGAGCACTGGTAAAGATCTGGACTTCATCGACAAACTCCTCCCCGAGTTGCAAGAGGCAACTCTAAGGATGAAGACAGACATTTTAATGGAGGAACCCTGCCCTGTATACGAGGGAGATGCCGAAGACTGGGCAGACTTTTGGTACGGGGAACAAGCATGAACCCAGAACATAAAGCAGAAGTGCAGGAGATGATCGACGATGCCATACGAAAGCATAATCGTAATGCTGGAATTATCAGTATGTGTGTTGGTTGGGTTGTTCTCGC